AGCTGAAACGCATCTTTATAAAGCTGTAGTCGCTGGGAAGCTACTTTATTTAAATCAAAGTACTCTTCCGTTAGCTCATGTAAATTACGCCCCATAGATTCTCTATGTTTTTTGTCTTTGCATACACGAGTTAAAACTTTAACCCACTCAGCCGAAGGAGCATCAGGAGCAATAAGATATCCTGTTTTACCATTTACAATAGTTTCATCATAACAACCAACATTCGAAGCCACTAAAGGAACACCATATCTACCACACTCGGCAACTTTAATCTCCGACTTAGAATCATTAAAATCATTCATCTGGAGAGGAGCGATGGCAACATCAATCTGCGAGAAAATTGCACCATATTGCTCTGTTGGAAGAGCATAATGAACATACCAATTACTTGCACCTTTAAAGCCTTTTAGCAACGTCCTCTGATAATTATCCCAAACATCTTGCTGCCATGCCTCTGCATCATTCTCACCTTTAGGAGGCCTCCCAAAGAAATGCCACTCTACATTTTCCTTTCCCACCCGCTGATTAACGAAATGGGGAATTCCAGCAAACTCTTTAACATCCTCCTCATGGTGAATTCCTCCAGCCCAGCCGATTCGAACTACACGCTTATTTCTGGGTGGGGCTTTAGGGAAATTCCAGGCGGGTAATTTGTAGTCGATGGCATTCTTAACTACGGCAAGAACCCCCCCACAGAACTCCTGTATGCGGGAAGCAAACTTCTTTTGAGTGACAGTAACTAAGTCAGAATTAGCGTAAATGAATTTAGTAATCTCAGACAAGCCTTTCGTCTCGTACACTTCTTTAAGACGGTGACCCTCGTATAGGTTAGTTAAGAGATCATCAGTATCATAATGAACAAATTTACCAAACTCATGAGCTTTTCCTATAACTCGGGCAGTGTAGGGTCCCCCAAAGTTAGCAATATTTTGGGTCATGATTACATCAGCCCACTTCATATCCTCAAAGTCCCAGTCCTTCATCCACTCTCCAGAACTAGCTTCCATACCTAAAGGGTTTTCGTTAAACCGGACCTCTACAAGCTCTGGGTACTGCTCGGCTATCTTACCAAAAGGCGACCAAGCACGATAATAAGAACAACCCCCTTTATTGGCGGGGCAAACCAAAATCTTTAATTTGTCCATGTATAAAAAATATGAGGAGCCCGAAGGCTCCCCATATTATAGATCCTAACTGTTAATAGTTACGCTTTTGTTTTGATTTTTGCGGCGTCTACCTTTGCCGTAGCGACCTCATCATCATGCACAGCTTTTGTAGCATCTGAAGAGTGAGCAATACCAAGGCCCGAACCTAAAGACTTAACAGCCTCTCCGAACTCAACATTCTTATTGAGGGGAACAACTGCCATTACCATATTAGTGTAGTGCTGTCGTTTTCTAGGACTGAAAATTGAGCACCCACCTTCCCACGCTGCTAAGCTAGGAAGAAAGCCTTTCATTAAAGTCCACAAAGTATCGAGGAATCCACCCAGAGTAGAAACATCAGCTTCTTCCCCCATAGCTCCCTCAACCATTGAGCAAGACATCAGACCCGCTCCAAAAAGTACCGCAATAGCGGCAGGTAGAATAATATTTTTCATGATTGTAATCTTTCCATGTAATCATCATCATCCACTTCCGTAACGGAACGGTTGATGTCATTAGCAGACCTCTCAACAGCAGCAAAAGGATTGATGCTCTCAGAAATTTGCTTAAGCTCCTCATAGTCTTCCAGTTTCACAAGAGACTGAATATCATGAAGAGTGTCCATCCACCCCGCTACCTCTTTGCCAGTACCCGTAGGGGTAGACTTAGGGCGCGGTGCAGACTGGTCGTACTTAGGCCACTGACCTTCCATGATCTTAATAATCTTAAAGTCGTGCCCTTCTTCCACATCAGTAATATCCCCATAATCAGGGTCAACCATTGCAGCAATAATTTTCTTGAAGAGGATAATGCCAATAGACAAAATCTTAACCTCTCCAGTTTCTCGATCCACTACATTCATGTAGTAGCGGTCACGCCCTTTAATTTGACGAGCAAGAGTCTCGTCTTTTGTGGGCTCTTTCCAAAGCGAATAGTAAAGCTCGCAGAGGGGGCATTTCTCGCCATGAACTTGACGGCAGTGAATATTCTTCACAGTGCCGTCCTGCATGGGAATTCTATGCAACTTAGTCATCGCATAAAAGTCCGCGTCATCCTCTTTGGGAGGCAGGATTCGAACTGCATTCGTACCCTCCTCTACTTTGAGAAATGTATCCGACATTCCTCCACCCCCACCCTTACCTGATAGGTTAGCGTGGATTTCCTTAATTTTTTCTAAATCGATAGCCATTGTAAACTCCTTTGTAGTTAGTTATAAGCTGTTAGTGCTATAATAGGCAGCGTAGCCTGTTTGTGTTAGCTGTAAATGTTTTTTTCTGCTCTCATGTTAGCGGACAGTTGGACGAGCAGATCCTTCTTCTGTCCTAAAGATTGAACTAAGCTCTTCAGCATATTGTACTTCAAAGTTAATTCATTAACCTCACGGCAGATGCGCCCGTACTCGTCCTGAGAGAGCACATAATCATCGAGGTCTTTAGCGGTAGGCTTCTTTGCAAGCCCTCTTCCTTCTTCAGTTCTTTCTTTTCGTGTTTGGGCCATATATATAGTTAGCTCCAAATTCTTATCATCTAATTTTTTCTTGCAAAGATCTTGCATAGCAGAGTAATACGAGTAATGGCTGGCATGTCTAGAAAGCTCCACATCCATATTACTTCTATCAATCCTTGTTATGTTTTGACAGATCTCATTATAGGTATCCATGTCAAGATCTCTAATTACTTGATTAATGTCTAATTTAGGCATAATAGCTCCTTGGCTAATTCAGGGTTCAATCGAGCAAACATCATCATTGCTCGGGACATTGTTATAGTAAGCTTCTCGTTAGAGGTGTAAACATATTCCTCTGTTTCTCCCTCGCCCTCACCCCCTAACCCACACAACTCCAATAACATATGACAAATTTCGTGAAACAAAGTTTCTCGGGCAGGACCATCCTCCATCTTTTCTTCCACCTGGATCTCATAAGTATCAAAATCGCAAGTGCCCCAGCAATTAGTTTTAGCTGATTTTAAGCCTTTAACTATCTTAATCCTAAAGCGAGCCCATCCAGCGTCTACTTCTTGAAGGGCCTCAGTGGAATTAATAAGTTCAAAAATATGCTTACTCTTCGGACTCATACGGATCAGCCTCACTTAGGGTTAGGGTACTATAATCAACGGAAAGGGGAACAACAAATCTTTGCTTGCCGTTCCTAGATTTCATAACGTAACATCTCATTTGCCCATTATCAAACTCCTCCTCTGTTTGGTTAAGAGAGATAGCATAATCACAGGTCCGAATCTTTCCATAAGCATCTGCAAGTTCTGCGTCTGTGATAAGCTTTACTGATCTTCCTTGGCGATTTGTTTGGGTTGCTGTCCACATCAAAACATCACACTCAACAGCAATACCTCGTAGCTCTTCAGAAATTCTTTGTTGGGCTTGGTACTCCGCTAAACCATCTCGCGTAGGTCTAAGAAGTTCAAGGTAATCAATGAGAATTACATCAGGCTTAAAGTCTTCGTAGTTTTGAAGTTGAACCAGAAGAGACCTAATATCATTAATATTTGCCAACCCCGTAGGAAACTCTTTAATCATTAGTTGAGCTTTAGGGAACCTCTCCCCAAAAACCTGAAGCCTCTTCTGAAGAAGAGCTAAACTATCCTTAAGCCTTCGCTGAGGAATAAGGGTCATGATAGAATCAAAACGAGCAGCGATTCGGTCCTCACTCATCTCTAGACTAATGTAAAGAACCTTCTTATTGTTCATCATCGCCTTTACACCCTGATTAACAAGGTAAACAGATTTGCCGACCCCTGGGGGTGCTACAACCATAGCTAATTCCTTGTTTCCTAAGCCACCTTCCAACTCCTTTGAAAGAGTATCAAAAACCGTAGGGTGTCTGTTTCCCGCAGTATCCTTTAAGCTCCTTTCAAAACGAGCTAGAACGTCATTAAAGTACGTCTGTCCGAGATCAACATTCCTATTGATACATAGAGCATCCCGTACCAAGGTTTCAATCTCCCCCATCCGATCATCTTTAAGCAAGCTAATACTATTAGTAATAGCTTCTCTCATGGCAGACTTTTGAGCAAACTTTTCGATGATGTCTAGGAAGAACTCCGTATGCCCTATACAGGACGCATCCATGGAGTTAATTCTTTGAAGCTCGTCATCATAATCAGAAAGATCTTCCTTAGAGCCCTTAAATTCTTTAACACACTCTAAGAGGTGAAGATCCTTAGGAATGTCTAGATAATCATCATAGTATTGCCTGATAGACTGAAAGATATTTGAGTGTATAGGAAACTCAAAATACTCAGGCCTAACTAAGGAGCTAATTTGAAGATAAAAATCTCTATTGTATTTAGAGAGAAATAAGATGCCTCTCTGAATATCGTCGCTAAAATCGTACTGCATTGTTACTGGGGTTTATGGAGGGAAGAAGATATTTTGTGTCCTACGTCATTATAGACCTTTTCTGTCAATTTCCTTGCTGTTTCTTTGGCGTTTCTTGCCTCGGATTCAGATCTGCGCCTTACGACCCCATCCTTTACCCCTTGCTCGAAATTAGGTGTCATTTTGGAGTAGTGTCTCCACCCAGTTGCAATAGCTCGTTTAGATGCAGCTATAGATTCATCATAATACTCATGAGCTTCATCCTTCGTCAACCCATCTTCATAATACTTTCTGGCTCTTACTCTATTGGTGTGGCAATCCCCTTTCATCTTAAAAGTAGTAACTGACCCCCAATTTCTATTCCTTAATTCCCCACAGTCTGGGCAGGGGGTTTGCTTGGGGGCTGTGCCTAAAGGATAGTCTACCTCCCAAATAGCTTCACATTCATGACAAATCCAATCGTAATAGGTCACTCTACTTCTCTCCAGCTAAAAAGGCACGAAGCGCACAGGCAGGTCCCAGGCTTAATAAAAATAAAACTATCCGTACCATTGAAGTATACCATACATCCCACAAGCGAAGAGGGCAGCATAGAGGAGAGCAATTATAATTGTTTCTCGCGTAACCTCTTCTTTCCTTGTAAATTGTTTACGCCCCACACTCGCCTCCCGCTAAGGAACAAGCCTCGCCAACTGCCATAGATACCTCTTTATTATCTCCCATGTACTTTTGGATATTTTCCTCAGTAAGAGGGATTGCCTCTAAAGGCTCATTACCTTTAGAGCCTGCTCGATAAACAGTAAGGCCTTTGAGGTACGGAGCATAATCCAACGCTGCTTGAGAGAACTCTTCAGGAGTGGAAGTTGCAGGAAGATTGATGGTTTTTGAGATACAGGAATCCATGTACTTTTGGACCGTAGCTTGTACCCTAATATGATCTTCGGGGGCCACATCATAGGCTCCGACAAAGTTATCCAACGGTTTTTTTGCGTCATGCCACTCTTCGAATAACGAATCGACAACTAATTGCTCCTTCCAGACATTCGCTTGACGATATCGACGGTTATACATAGCAGCAAATATTGGCTCAATGCCACTTGAGACACCGTGAAGCATGGATATTGTTCCGCATGGAGGGATGGTAAGCATAACGGCATTCCTAATACCATGACGCTTAATAAGCATCCTAATACGAGCAGGTAATGTTTTAGCATATTCTTCATTTAAATACTTTTTGTAATCGAATTCTGGGAAGGGGCTCTTGTCCCGTGCGAGATAAATCGACATCTTGTATGCCTCATCTCGTATGGTAGAGAATAATCTGTCTAAAAACTCTAAACACTTTTCGTTACCATACTTAACCCCCAGTTTAATGAGCATATAGTGTAAACCAGTTACACCTAATCCTATCCGTCTAGACCTTTCCCCTACTCTCTTGCAAGTATCTGTGGGAAACTTGTTAACTGTAAGAACATTATCTAAGAACCTAATCCCTGTACGAACTGTACGAGCCAATCTTTTCCAATCAATATCGCTGCCGTCATCAAGCACCATATTGCTGAGATTAATATTACCGAGGCAACAATTTCCATAGGATGGGAGCGAGATTTCGCCGCAAGGATTGGTTGAATCAAGGCTTTCAAAATACGACACATTAGTATATTTATTAGCTAAGTCGATGTTATAGATGCCAGGATCTCCAGATTCTACAGAGTTTTTCCAGATCATATCCCATAAGTCTCTGGCCTTAATGTCTTTACGACCAATTACTTCAAAACAATCTGTCCAATTTTTCTTGTGGAAATTCTCGGATCGGGCAAGGGCATCCTCCTCATCCTGAGCTATCACCCGAATGATCTCTCCCTGGGCTGCGCTTGTTTTTCTGTGGACCTCATAAGAGTAATATTCCTTATTGTTGAAGGTGAAATACCAATCTTCATCCAACTCAATAGCCTCAAGGAACCTGTCCGTAATCGCTACAGATATGTTAAAGTTATTAAGTTGTCCTTGATCTAATTTAACAGAGAGGAACTCAAGCAGATCAGGGTGAGTGATATTAAGAATGCCCATAAGAGCCGTTCTACGATTCTTTCCAGCCCGTACATGTTCACCTACCTCATTAATCATTTGCAGTACAGACACAGCCCCTGGGGCTGAGTTCTTTACACTTCCAATATGATCCCCTTTGGGGCGAATTTTTGATACATTAAACCCTACTCCTCCACCTGCGCAGGAGATTCGATACATATCCTGTACAGTTTTTCCAATGGAATCCACACTGTCTTCTGGAATAATAACATAGCAGTTAAGCAGATTATGATTCCCACGGTTGCGACCAGCACCGTAAATAATTCTACCCCCCGGAATAAGGTCCCCAGCACCGATGGTATCGTAAAAAGCCTTTTCAATTTTTTCTTTATCTTCATCTCTTTCTGCGGAAGCAACAGTCTTTGCAATTACTTTCGCCCTTTCTCCCCATTTTGTTTCGCCTGGGTAGGCATACCGTGTCTCAAAAATTTCTTGTCCTAACTTATTTAAACTTGTTAATGCCATTTTGTTATCTTTGATACTCCTTTAGACTTAATAATAGACAGACGGGGCGCAGAATGAAGCAAGGTTTTCAAATATTTATTATGAGTAATAATAAATATTAGCTTATCCTTCTTGATTTCTTGTAATAAACTATAAAGACCGTTAATTCCTTCCTCGTCTAAGTTCTCAGCGATTTCATCTAAGAAAAGAATATTTGATTGATCTTTATCCGTAAGAAGCAGGAGATCTTTCAAAGCCATCATTACGGCAAGATTGATTTTCCTCTTCTCTCCACCAGACAATGATATATACTGAATCACCTGATCATTGGTAATTACTTTTTCATTTAATTCTTTATCAAAATATAAAGTATACTTTGAATTTGTTAAAAATGAAGTATAATAATTCACTCTATTGTTAAGGTAGTCTAAGATATTGTTAATTATAAATTTTATAATACCTTGCTGGGAGAAGGCTTTCTCCCAAAAACGCATTATTTCGTAGTCCAGCTTATTTTCAGCCTTAACCTCCAAACGTAGCTGTATTTTTTCTTTATACGATTCAATTAAAGATTCATAATTTGTTTCGTCTCTGCACAACTCTTTATACGCCAAAACCTTTGAGAACTCCTTAGATGAAACGGGAATATCTACCTTAGCATCCTCTAAGCTGTCCTTGGAATTAAGAAGTATTAAATGCTCTTTCTCTAGCTGTGCAAGCTCCGTTTCAATAAAGGCTTTATTTAGTTTCTCCTCTACTGGTTGACCGCATTTATCACAAACACCCTTCGTATCTCCCAACTCTGCTCGCGTTTTATACTTTAGTATTTCATGATTGACATTATCTAGGTCCCGATCTACTGTAACAAGTTGCCAGGATCTATTTGTCTCTTTTTCCTCGGCCTTTAAGATGTCCTCCAAAGACATCGACAAAACGACAGCACCATAATTTTCAAAACGCTTTTTAGCTTTCTTAAGTTTGTCAATCTTGCCTTGGAACTCCCTTATCATAGCAGTATGCTCACTTATTAAAGAGTCTTGCTCCTTCATAGTTTGATAAAACCCCGCCTTATGCGTCTTGATTCTATCTCGCATAGAAAAGATCTCATCTAGGTCTAAGAAAGTTTTAACAATGGTTCTCTTATCCTCAGCAGTGCAGTCCAGAAAGTTTGTATGGTTTTCTTGACCAAAGAACATGGAGGATAATAAAACCTTATAATTTATCTTTAGGAGGTTGTCAATATACGCTTGTGTCTTAGCTATACTTTCCTGAGTAAGCTCTTCTCCGTTTGAAAAAACCTGCAATTTACTAGGTTTTTTCTGTCTTATTATGGTTATACCGTTGTCCAAGGTTAACTCCACCAAGCACTTCTTTTTATGCTTTACATGAACAATAGAGTCCTCCGTGCTTTTCCTAATGGTTTTTCCCGTTAAACCAAAATAAATTGCTTCTATGAATGCACTCTTCCCTGACCCATTTGATCCCCCCACATCTTTGTTTTGGCCTTTAACTAAAACAAGGTTCTCAAACTTCTCAAAATTAACAAAAGTGGACTCAAAAGAATAAAAATTTTGAATCTTTATAGACTTA